TGTTTTTGAAAACCCCAGTGTGATACAGCGTGCTGGTGGTCTGGCTGTTCTTGATGCCTGGTTGATGAAAAAACGAGAATGTCAGTGGCCGCATAACGACTGGCACGCGGACGAATTCACCATCATGCGGCACGAACCCGGCAGTATTCTTCTTTGCTGGGGATGTGATAACCAGTTGCGTGATCAATCCACTGAAAGGCTGGCAGGCATTGCCCGTAAAAACCTGGTATCCTGGCTGTTGAAGACCGTAAGCGGTCAACTTGGCTTCAGTGAAGACCACATGCTTACTCTGCCAGAGTTCTGCTGGTGGTTGGTAAAGAACGGCCTGGCAGACGTTATACCGGAAAGTATGGCAATCAAGGCGCTGAGACTACAGCCAGAACCCATGCATTCTGTGATGCGCGAAAGTGACATAACCCCATCGTTACCAGCGGTAGAACTGCTGCAGGAGAAAGCAAAAAAGATAGTGGCGGTGAAGGTTGATCCAGATACCCCGGAATCCTTCATGCTCAAGCCGAAGCGCCGCCGCTGGGAAAATGAGAAGTACACCCGTTGGGTTAAGACGCAGCAGTGCATGTGCTGTAACAACCCGGCAGATGATCCCCACCACCTGATAGGCCACGGGCAGGGTGGAATGGGTACTAAGGCGCATGACCTGTTTGTGATACCTCTGTGCAGAGAGCATCACGACGAGTTGCACGCTGGCCCTGTGGCATTTGAAGCGAAATACGGTGACCAGTTAACGCTGCTGTTTCGGTTTTTAGATCGTGCGCTGGCTATCGGCGTACTGGCGTAGTGGAGACGCAAAATGATTAACCCTTCTGAAGTTGGCAAGGCGGGCGAAATGGTTCGCCTGCGCACTCTCGAAAGTATCTGGATTCAGGGAAAGCTCCGCATGTGGGGCCGCTGGTCTTATATCGGCGGCGGTTCTGGTGGCAACATGTTCAATCAGCTGCTTGCATCCTCAAAAATCACCAAAACAGCCATCAATGATGCGCTACGCCGTATGAAAAAATCCGGTATCAGTAAACCTGAGCTTGAAGCGTACCTGCGTGAAATCCTCAACAGCAAAAATAAAAGTGGTCTGGCGTTCTGCACGGATGAAGAGGGTTTGTTAGTGGACAAGACTATTGCATCAGTACTTATGAACGATGAATACCGGGGGCTATACGGTGTCATTGTTGACCGCCATAGACTGCGCAAGAGCAAGTTACAGATGGCAAATGAGCTGCATGCAAAACACCCTGACTGGACCCTAATTACTTGCCGCCGCCGCATTGACACATGGCTAAGTTTGGCAGAATCGATCCTGTACGCTCCAGTTTGTGACGCGTTCGGCACAAATGGCGACAGATTGATGTTGCAGAGTGAGCAAAAAAGTGCTTAAATTGTGGTAGGCTCGGGACGTTAAAGCGAACTGAGCAGTAGCACAAAAAGAAACCCGCCATCAGTGCGGGTTTTTGCGTTTCTGGAGGGTGCAAAAATGCACAAGTAGAACGGGCAGACCGTAGCTGAAAAGCAAAGCCGCAGTTGTAATGCGGCCCCGAGTCTCCATGAGAGCCAGATGCAGGTACAAACTGCAACACACGCTGGTGAGGGTTAATAAAGAAGAGGTGTGCCGGTACTCCATAGCGATCGCCAATCGCTATCCGGTTAGAGGTGAGGGATTCATGAGATACCCCTGACTAGGAACTCAAGGGCATGAGCGCGGCCACTGCGAGAGTGTGGGAAAAAATTTATAGCCTCGCTTATGCGGGGCTTTTTTATATCAGCGCCTCGCTCGGCGTACTTCAACCGCAGAGTCTTTCAGGGTGAGCTTTAGCAGTGGTCAGTGTGACTACTTCTGCGGACTGTTCCACTCTGAGCGTAAGGCTCACCACTAAAGGAAAGTCACTATGTTCGGTATCTTCAAAAAGAAAGCACGAAAAGCGATCGTAGAAGTGAAAAAGATGGAAAACCGCGATGCAGTAGAGGCTACCGTCTGGGGCTGTTATTCAGTTGCATATGCTGACGGCACCTGTGATGCATCAGAAATTGCAACGCTCGAAAAGACAATTCAGGCGAAACCGGCGTTCTCTGCCTTTGCGGGTGAGATTGCCAGTATGAGCAGCAATATTCGTGCTCAATACGAAGCGTCGCCACGCTCTGCTAATGCCCAGGCAATGCGTGAACTGGCTGATGTAGCTGGTACGCCGGACGCCGTTGATGTTCTCTGCCTCTGTCTGGATGTGGCGGATAACGATGGGATTGGAGAAGACGAAGAGAAGCAGCTGAAAAAGATCGCCCAGGCGTTGCAACTCCCCCTGGATCAGTATCTGTGATCGGCAATCTCCGCTGGGTCGCCGCCGGGATTCTGTTATTCCTGGTGGTGGCTATCGACTTTACCAGCAAGATGATGTCGATTCTGGCAGATGGTGTGCTGGTGGTTGGAGTGATTGCTCTGCTCTGGCCCCTGATCAAACCCAGTAAATAACACTGTGCAAAAGGTCATTCCGATGGCCTTTGACAGAGTGATACCCAGCCGCACTGCGGCATTCTTTCCCCTCATCTTGAGAGGATTCACAGCACTGAGGGGGACCAATGTCCGATCCAATTTCCGGCACGGGGTTAGCCGGTGGCACTCTGGCGGGTGCCAGCGTTTATGGACTGCTGACCGGGACCGATTACGGTGTGGTGTTTGGCGCGTTTGCAGGGGCTGTATTCTACATCGCCACAGCCGCTGACCTGGGCGCGGCACGCCGAATGGCATATTTCGTTGTGTCTTACATCGCCGGCATTCTTTGCTCCGGCTTGGTCGGGTCGAAGCTGGCTAACTTGACCGGTTACAGCGACAAACCCCTGGACGCCATTGGTGCCGTTATCGTTTCTGCATTAGCCGTCAAAATCCTGACGTTCCTGAATAACCAGGATGTCGGCTCGCTGGTGGCGCTGATAACGCGCCGGGGAGGTTCTGGTGGTACTAAATGACCCGACAGCAACTATCAACGCGCTGCTCTGCGCCGGGGTAGTGATCACCCTGATGTTTTACCGTCGTGGTGATTCCCGTCATCGCCCATGGGTTTCCCGCCTGGCGTGGTTGATTACAGTCACGTACAGCGCGGTGCCGTTAGCCTATCTGTGCGGCATATACCCTCATTCATCGTGGGCCACCATTGGGGCCAACGTCATTTTCCTTTCCGTGCTGGTGGCCGTCAGAGGCAACGTTGCGCGCCTGGTTGATCATCTGAGGCAATAATGAACCAAACACAATTTCAGAAGGCGGCTGGTATCAGCGCCGGGTTAGCTGCGCGCTGGTATCCGCATATCGACGCAGCTATGAAAGAGTTCGGCATTACCGCGCCGCTAGATCAGGCCATGTTCATCGCACAGATAGGCCATGAGTCCGGTGGGTTTGCCCGGCTGGTGGAAAACCTGAACTATGCGGCAGACAGTCTGGTGTCAGTGTTCGGTAAGCACCGCATCACAGCACAACAGGCCGCAGCTCTCGGCAGAACGGCCACGCAGCCAGCTAACCAGAAAGCCATCGCCAATCTGGTGTATGGCGGAGAGTGGGGAAAAAAGAACCTGGGCAATCAGGTAGCTGGTGACGGCTGGAAATACCGGGGCCGCGGTCTGAAGCAGATCACAGGCCTGAGCAACTACCGTAACTGCGGTCAGGCGCTGAAGCTGGATCTGGTAACCCATCCCGAGCTGCTGGAGCAGGATGCCTATGCCGCGCGATCAGCTGCATGGTTTTACGTGTCCCACAGTTGCCTGCTTTATTCGGGCGATGTTGAGCGCGTCACGCTGATCATCAATGGCGGACGTAACGGCCTGGATAAACGGCGCGCTCTGTTCAACCTGGCTAAGTCCGTTCTGGTGTGAGGTCAAGATGGGTATCGAAATGATTATCGGGCTGGCTGCAGCGGTGATCGCTGGTATCGCTGGCGCATTTGGATTAGGCCATTCACGCGGTATCAGCAAAGCGGAAGCAAAGGCTGATCAGCAGCGCACCGAAGAGAAAGCCTCTGCCACTGAAGCAGTAGCCGAACGCCGGGTAGAAGCAACGAAAGAGGCCAGCAATGTACAGCAGACTGTTAACCGCATGCCTGATGACGATGTTGATCGCGAGCTGCGTGACACGTGGAA